GCACCTGGAACCATCCTGCAGTATGCAGGCGCTCAACCTCCGGTTGCGTATGTTCCTCAAGCAATGTCTGGCGAAGTATACAATCACCTAGATCGTCTACTACAACGAGCTTACGAGATCAGTGGGATCTCGGAGTTATCCGCCACTGGTAGGAAACCTAGCGGACTCGATTCAGGCGTTGCTTTGAGAATCTACACAGATATTGAATCGGAACGGCATCAGCTTACTGCACAGCGTTATGAGCAGGCATTTATGGACTGTGCATCCTGGTTTATGGATTGGGCGGAAGAAATAATCGATGACGGTGGAAACATGGTTGTCAGAACCATGCAGAAAAAAGGGTTTGATGTCACAACTTTCAAAGACATCAGAATGGCACAGGATGATTACGAACTGACTGCCTTTCCTATTTCGCTGCTGCCATCAACACCAGCAGGACGAATTCAGACGACTCAGGAACTGATCAACATGGGAGTCATTACTGAGCGCGAACAGATTACAAAACTCTTGGATTATCCAGACCTTGCAAGTGTCACCCACTGGCATGAAACGGCAGAGAATGATGTCGAGTGGAGGATTTCCAAGATCCTTGATGATTCAGAATATGTGTCACCAGATCCCTTGATGAATCTGGAACTGGCACGATCACGAATGCAACTCGCATATCTGGAAGCATTACAGCAGGACGTTGAACAGGAAAAGCTGGATATGATGCTGACCTTCATCACTGAGGCGCAGGCTATGATAGAACAGGCCATGCAGGCAGTTACGCCTGGACCACTGGCAACGGAAGCAGCGCAGATGACCGGATCAGCAGAAGCTATGGCGCAAGAACCTCCATTGGAACTTCCGCCAGAGATGAACACCGCGCCTCCTAGCGAGACGCTGCCAAGTTGACGGACAGGAGATTACTAACAATGAAGAGAAGGAATCTCCATGTCAGAGGAAATAGCCGAGACAGTAGAAGCAGAAGTACCAGCAAATGAAGAAGTAGAAGCAGAACCAATCGACGTCAACGCATTGGCAGACGAGCGCCTAGAGGCAGAATCTCAAAGGCAGCTCCAGGCATTTATGCAGGACCATGGATTGGAAGCACCAGAAGAAACAACGGAAGAAGATGTACAAGAAACACAGCAAGAAGAAGAAAAAGAAGTAGCACAGGCAGAACCTGAAGCACCTCAAGAACCAGAGGAAAATAGCGACGCTGGCGAACAAGTCCAAGAAACGACACCGGTCAGTAAATCGTTTGTTCAGATAGCAAAACGTGAACGTGAAATTTACAGACGTCAGCAGGAAATAAAACAGAAAGAGGCGGAACTAAAGAGATATGAGGACATTGAACAATCCGTCAAACAGGGAGATCATCTCTCAGCCCTTGAGAAACTTGGAGGGTCATATCAGTCCGCTACCGATCAGGTACTCGGTCGCGAACCTGAAAGTCCACAACAAGCTGACCTTGCAGCAAGGGTCGAGAAACTTGAAACTGAGAAAGCGACCCTAGAGGCAAACCAAAAAGTCGCAGACTACGTCGGACGCCTCAAGCAAGTCGCAGAGTCAAAAGAAGAATATGGCCTCACCGCATCCATGTGGGATGAGGCGCAGGATATAGCACTGGAAACGGCATCGCAGTACGCAAGCCAGACCGGTCAAATGCTCAAAGATGAGCAGCTTTTGGAAATGGTGGAAAATTACTACCTGACCGAAGGCGAAAAGCTTATGAAACACCCTCGCTTCGCTGCGAGGTTTACAGCGCCTGCTGTCGCTGAAGAAAAGCCTACCACACAGCAATCAGTCCAGAGAACGAGAAGTCGGACGCTTAGTTCAAGCACTTCACGCTCGGCACCAGCAAAGCCGACGCGACCTCTGACCCAGGAAGAACGCCTGGAAAGAGCAGCGTCAGTTTTTAAGGCGAGGATGCGTGATTAACATCCGAATTTTTAAAAGGTTCTTATGGCTGAAGCAACACCAGCAACAACGATGACGGCGTGGGATGACGCGCTGAAGCAATATTATCTCGATAAAAAACCTATGGATGTCGCTTATGGCGACCATCCTTTTCTGCAAATGATTCCTAAGAACACTAGGTTTCGCGGAAAAAATATGCCTTTGCCAATTCTGTATGCACGACCTCAAGGACGGTCTGCTACTTTTGCAACGGCACAGTCCAATGCAACTTCCTCAAGTCTCGGAGAATTTCTTCTGACTCGTGTGAAGAACTACGCAGTCGTCACCGTCGATGGCGAAACCATCGAGGCATCTAAAGGAAACGAATATAGTTTTTTAGAGGCTTTAACGACTGAAACAGACATGGGTTTGAAGACTCTTGGAGATACACTTTCCAGGCAGATGTTTCGATCTCAGTCAGGAGCTATTGGAGTTGTAGGCGCTACGCCTGCTGCCAATACTAATCTTGATTTGGCAACTGATGCCGATTCCCTCAATTTTGAGGTTGGGATGAAGGTGATCTTCACAGACGCAGTTGATTCTGGCTCAACACGAGACTCGTCAAAAGCTTTGACGGTTGCCGGAGTGAATAGAATGGCTGCATCAAACCAGATCACACTGACTGCAAACCTGAACAGTGTCTCAGGCGTTGCTTCTGGCGACTTCATTGTTCCAGAAGGTGACCTTGTAACACCAGGAACCTATCTCTGCATGGCTGGACTCCAAGATTGGATTCCTGCTTCTGCTCCAGGTGCAACTGCCTTTTTTGGTCAGGACCGAACCTCAGACGTCACTAGACTTGGCGGACAGAGAGTTGCGTTTGATACGACCTTAAAGCAGACAATCCTTGAAGCTGCAATGACGGTAGGTCGTGAAGGTGGAAAACCAGATGTTTGTTTCCTGTCTTACGAAGATTGGGCGACTCTGGAATTAGCCCTTGACGTACAAGTCACTGGTGCAAGGCAACCTGGACCAGCTCAGAATTTTGGTTTCAGAACTCTGCAATTAATTGGTCCTCACGGTCCAATCGATGTTGTACCGGACAAAGACTGTCCTACTGGAACTGGATACTTGCTGCAACTTGACACCTGGGCGCTTTACTCCATGGGAGATGCAGTTCAGATTCTGAGCCACGATGGTCAGCGAATGCTGCGCCAGAATGGATATGACGGTGTAGAAATCCGAATGGGTGGATACTACCAGATGGGATGTCGCGCTCCTGGTTATAACTGCTACTTTGCCACTGCATAATTATGAAGGGCGCTAAAGAAGCAGCCATGATTATCCTTGGTTCCAAACCTAAGTCTGGCGACTCCGGTCGTCAAGACTCAGGTGCGGATGAGGAAAGCATGGACGAGGAGGAAATGGAATATTCTGAGGATCAGCTTACGATGGCAAGTGAACTACGCAGCGCATTAGATGGCGGAAGTGACACAGACATCTTGAGTGCGATTCATGGAATCATGATGTCCTACGAAGATTATTGATGACTGATTACGTTGCTTTGAATGATCTTAGGTTGAAGGCGCGTCAGCGTTCAGACCAAGTGAATTCTCAGTTTGTCACAGACAGCGAACTGGACGGTTATGTCAATAACTCATACTCGGAGCTTTACGATATTATTGTGAGCCGATATGACGATGATTATTTCCTGACAAGTTATGCGCTGACAGTTACAAGCGGAACAGCATCGTATGATCTTCCAAGTGATTTTTATAAAGCAAGAGGCGTGGATCTCGTTATTTCAACTAATGAATCTACGCCTTTGCAGCGTTACGTTTTTGCAGACAGAACAAGAGACTCACTTGTCAGGTATGCAAGAGATGTCAAGTATCGAATACAAGGCAACAAAATTCATTTTGCGCCTGCACCAGACAGCAATACTGCAACTTTGTGGTACATACCAAAGCCTAGAAAACTGCAGTCTGCGACTCCATCAGTTGTTTCACGCGGTAGCACAACAACTTACACGGTGCCTTACACGCATTCGTTTGCAGTAGGTGACAGGCTTAACTTAGTAGATTTTATAAATACTGGATACAACGTCGAGCAGACGGTTACAGCAGTCACTTCTGTCACAGTAGTGACTGATCTAGATTCGACAGGATTGGCAGACCCTACGACCATTGGAACACTTAACAGCATGGTCGATCTCTTCAATGCAGGATGGCAGGAATACATCGAACTGGATTCTGCGATTAAATGCCTTGTCAAAGGTGAAGAAGACCCAACGGCAATGCTGGTTTTGAAAGGGCAACTGCGTGACCGCATTTTTGATATGTCAGAAACACGAGACTCAGGAGAACCTCCGAGAGTCACGAATGTCGCAAGTTATGAATCTTATTTTTTGTACTGATGAGCAGACCAAATTTCACAGAAATACAAGCCAAAGAAGACTCAGTGAACAGGCTGCAAAAGAACATCAAGACGGCACTGTCACCAATATTGTCTCTGCCATTTTCTGCAGGCGTCCACAAGACTGATATCTCCATAGGAACGTCTGACACGATTGTTGACCATGGCTTGGATAGGAATCTCGTTGGTTATTTTGTGACAAAACAAAATGCAGACACGAATGTTTTTGTGTCAACAACTTCAAACACGCTGCCGACTCGTCAGGTGATCCTGAAAGCAGGAAGTGCAGTGACTGCCGACCTCTTTTTCTTTTAAGACATGACTGCTGGAACAAATATCACCGACATCATAAAAAGTACGGTCAGTGTCACAGCAGGACCGACTTGGGCGACTAATCTAAACACGTCGATTGATGCCATTGATAATCACGATCATACCTCGAACAAGGGCGTCCGAATAACTCCTGCTGCCATGAATATCAATGCTGCCTTGGAGTTCAACGGAAACAATG